CTGCCGAATCAAAACAGCAAGTTCGTTTCAGCCTCTACAGTACCTTTTTCTTTATAAATCAAAGACTTAGCGCACCTTATCGTAGCGGCGCTAATCGTAGCGGCTACTTGAATAATCCTAGCCGCTTGAGCTGGAATCGTAGAGACTTTGTATGTATATCAGGCATGAGTATTTGAGTACGATCAATCACGGGCTTTAACGTTGGGTTGCGCGGTATGTTGATCGATTGCTCTGTCATATCAGCCACCATCATTAGCCTAGCCGCATGTACGTTGCGACGTGACCCACCTATCACCTTGAATATGCCTTTCTTCCTGCCTAGATCAAGAAATACAAATCGCTTACCATTGGCAATCGCATCCCATATCTTAAAACCGTTATTCTGTTTCTTGTTCTTACCCTTACGACCACCCTTGCGCAATTGTATGCTACCTAATCGATTAGGCTTACGTACGACCTTAGTACGCGGCGTTTGCTCACCCTGACCCGCACTAAACGACGTCGCTATAGGGACACCCTCACTCCCTGTCTTGACCTTAGTACCGCCGAACTCTTGTTCGTCCATGTACGGCGCTGTAGAACCCACTGTCGCCGATTGTCGTGATACCGTTAGCGTCCTTGATTGATCGACTAATATCGAACGTTCTGTAAATTTATTCCGCGTAATCATTTTTACGTTTATATCTCGTTGCCACAATTCGCGCGCTTTAAACGCCGCGCTATTCAACGTGTTTTTACTGGCAAACGGAAACGCTTTGTGTGCGAACGCTTTTAAATGATTTTCGTATTCTTCTACGTCTTTGATATCGATTTTAAACATAATTAGACACCTCTCTATAACCACAATATCACACTTATGCGATAGCGAGGAAATACCCACCGATTTTTAACGTAACTGATTGATTTATAAATAAACCTCTGTACATTACACATCGTTTAAACGATTAAATGTTTAAGAGTGTAGATTAAAAGTACGCGTTAAGTTATTGATTTTATATATACTTCACTATGTCTTAACCCTATACCCTTTATATTATATAAGTTAGATAGAGAATAGAGTAATAGTGCTTACAGCTACATAGCGGCTACGGGTAGCGGCTACACGCCATCCTATATAGTTTTGTAATATGGCAAGGGAGGTGTCGAGAAGTGCGGGTTATTGGGATGGAACGTTATATTATCTAAATTACAATCACTTACGACTAATTACATTTTTTAAATCGGTGGGTATTTTGCCCATAATTTGCGTATAGTAGGATGATCTGATATTATTGATTTTCTTAATTTCTACAGGTAGCCGCTATGCAACATATTCTAATCGATTACATGACTAATAAAATACAACAAATTGCATCAACAAGAGGAAATTCCATCCTATTATTTTCGGATGATAGAAGTTTGAAAGGTTCCGATATCTATTATTTTTGGGAATATGTAGAAAAATATAATAACGAATATTTCGCAACGAGTGTTAACGATGCGATTGCGAACGGTGTTGATACATTCGTCGCTAAACGTCGTTGTCGTAAAGGTCATTTCCCAATTAGAAACCTAAACAATCAATGTAATGAATGTGCAACCGCTAAACCCAAACCGTTAGACAGTAGGGCGACACCCACGTCGATTATGATGCGTAACGCGCCGGACATGGTTATCGACCGGGATTCGGCTATTTTGGTGGGTTTTACAGTGTATAGAACGGGTGACGTATGTTGTCATGGCCACACTGGTTATAGATACGTTAAAAATAAAACGTGTGTTGAATGTCACCGGGTAACGAAGTACCACAGGGGTTAGCTATTAATATTTTCCCTTAGTTGGTTGATAACATCGTACAAATCATTAGCTCCCGATTCTAATACCTCATCAAGCAACGCCGTTTTTGCCTGTTTAACTGCGTTGTCTAGTTGGGTTTGTGTGTATTCTGGTTTTTCTCTTAGTCGATCACAGCTTTTAACGATTAATTCTTTACACATGTCATTCCCCTAATAATTACGATGGATATAAAGCTGCTAAACGTTCGGCAAGCCGTAGTAATTGTTGTTCGTATATTTGTACCATCGCACGGAACGCCTCGTCGGTAATGTGGTCACCATTCAAGCGGCTAGAATCAAGTAGTATTTCATCGGTAACGGCAATGTAACCGCGTTGTTGATTGAATAAATACGGTAACGTTCCCGCTTCGATTAATACGATTAGTTTTTCTTGCGATATCATTTTCGTATCCGTTTAATCGTTTGCGAATAATCGTTAATCATTCCGATAATTAAATCCCGGTCTGTATCACTGACTTTGTTTTTCAATCGTTCAAGTAAGTTTATTTTTTGTTCTGAAAATCTAAAGAAATTAGACACTACATGAGGCGCTTTTGCGATAATTGCGCGTGACACTGGCGACTTACATTTAACCGTTCTCGGTCGTGGTGATGGTTTAACAAGCGCGTCTATATATTTATATTCACTTAATTCACCCGTTCGTTTTTGCTTCTGTATTTTTTGTTTAATAACGAGTTGTCGAAGTGAGTCGCGTATTGCTTTCGGCGCTATATCAATAAGATTGTTTTCAATTACCGAACGTGGCACCCAGTCGTCACGTTCTGATAAAAATAATAATACTTGACATATTTGTTTTAGTTCTTTCATAACGGTTACGACACTCCCGATTGTAGAACGAATATACCAATATAATAATTTTCATCGTTATTTACGCCACAATTAGACGAACTTAACGTATAACCCTGTTTTAATAAATCGTCTGAATTTGTCATAAACTCATGTGTATCATTAGTGTTTAAAATGAATGTATCATTTTCCCGAATTGCTTTAGGTTTATTAACCGATTGGATCATGTAATCAATGTAATGAAACATATCTACGTTAAATTTAACAGGTTCCCAACCGTCGCAATTACTACACATTTTTAAAATTTCGTCGGCTCTGAACCCGGCATCGATTTTAACTTTAGCATTGAATAAGCCTACTCGTATTTTTTCAATATCTACGAGTGTTTTGACGCTACCATTATCGACAATATCAAAGCCGTTTTTAGCTGATTCACGAACCACGACATATTTAAAAACATTACTCATTGGTTCGACTAATATAAATATTCTTGAATTACTCATAATTTACGCCTCTGTTTTTTAGATAATTGGCCCCGGTTCATTGCTTACCATGATTGCCGAGGGTTAAACTCTTGCGGTTTGATATCGTCGATTATGGTGTAGCGTCGTTGTTCTAACGCATGTAACGATAACGTCGTGTCCGTTTCTATATAGTCCCGGAATTTGTCGCTTATAGCCGGGGTAATCCCCATACCGGCACCAAGATTATGAAAAGCGCCTGTATTTACACACATAAAATCTTTTATATTTTTAGTCATTATCGCATCACCTTAATAATATCGTCCGGGTCGTCTGTTTCATCAGGTGCCCCGACACGGGTCGCAATGATAAACGTATCCGTTGATGCAGATACACGATACATAACACCGTCACGCTCGAATGTGGTATCCAGTATCGAAACAGGCACCGCGATGACCGCATGTTTTCCCACGGCGTTAGCCATACTATTAATTAATTTAGATATGTTACTTTGAGGCATTGTGTTCGGTTCCACAATAAGGGCATACGTTAACGTCTTCGCTAAAACAACAAAAACATTTTGTACAGATTGTTAGTTTTACACCGTTTACGTTTATGTCGCCTATTAATTTGGTTATTTTTCGGGCTTCTGTTTGTTGGTTAATAGTTTGTTCAGTTAAATTAATTATTATTTCGTTCGCTTCTATTAATTGTATTTCTAAAGCACCGTTGTCAATATTTAAATTACTATTTTCTAATTCGATATTTTCCATATACTCGACTCGTTCTTCCAATCGTTCCGCATAGTCAAGTAATTTAATATACGTCGCGCTAGAATTTACTAACGATTTGTTTTTCGATTGCGCCCTACACCGTTTTAAATCCATCACAAACACCCTATACAGTTAATTATTAATTGATCCGTTTCGACAATGCCGCAAGCCGAAGCTGTCCCGAAAAATACAAATGCGACGATGATTAATATAATACCTATCGTGTATTTACAATACATCATTAGTAACCCAACCATAACGAACTAAAACCATTTTCGGACCCGTAAACTAATAGGGTAATAACCATAATTTTAATAGCCGCGTTTAAATATTCATTTAATTTTATCATTTTAAAATTTCCTTCATCTGTTTAATTGCTTCGCGACCATGTGCAACACCAAGCGTGATTTTTTCATCCTTGATTTGTTGCTTCGTTTTACATTCCGGTGCGTCGTCGTCACGATCCCAATAGTAACCACAACGGCGGCAAGTAAACTGCCCGGTACGGTCCGTACGTGCTTCGCAACTACTCACGGTACGGACCCCAACCGATACACGCGGGGTTATCCATAAACAACTTAGCGATGCGTTTAGCTGATTCAAAACTATGAGCCTTAACACCCATTACAGATAAAAAACCTTCACCGTCTTTAAATCTATATAACTTTTTCATTTCGATAATTCCCCACGCTTAATAACACTTAACGAAGCATCTACGGATAATTGCAATTCTATTAACGACTTGGTGTTATAAATAGTTAAATCGTCACCATCAACCGCGACGCCATCTTCGCTAACATGATCCGCACCCGCTTCGATATTGTTATCACGACCGCGAATGTGGATTAAACCTTCACTGTGTACGACATAATTACGTGTTGTAACATCATCGCCGCGCGATTGTTCGAACGTTGACCCTTTAATTTTAGACATGATTTATAACACCGTGTTAATTGCTTTTGTTTTTGGTTGCTTTGCTGCGTACTTGCGGACATTTTCGACTTCGTCCGGGTGTACCCATATATTAGCGCGCATTAGTCCCGCGTCTTTTTTCTTATCGCTATTGCGTGTTACACGTTGCGACCCGGACAATACTTTTTTCTTTTTTGCTGCCATGTTGTTTACCTCGTTTAATTTTTTTAAGGAAAATCCCGTTACCCTAATTATAACGGGTGTTAACACCTAACGTCTAGTACCGTTCGTCCTGTAGATTTTTTAAAATATGGGCGATAATATCAACCGTCCAACCATTACCTAATAATTTATACCTATTAGCTTTACTTACACAAGCCGTAAAATTATCAGGTACCGTTTGTAATCTTTCACATTCTAAAGGCGTTAATCTGCGAATACTTGTAGGTACTGTTATATTTTCCGTTGTATCATCTTTACTAATTTTTACATAGTTTCCATTCCAGTTACTATAGTCCCTTGTTAATATTGTTATTGCTTTTTTTGGTGAAATTGCAGTAAATTGTTTTTTTAATCTATTGTTAATATAAGTTAAGTGTTTTTCTGTTTTCACATTGAATGATATACACGGTTGCGTATTTTCTAATACATCGTTTAACATTATTTTTTTATCATTAGGTTGTTTTACATTGGATATATTAGTCCAATAATAACGCTTTCTATTTTGTGCTGACAATAACGCGCTATTTATCATTATAGGTTTTACCCCTAACGCGTTACTAATTACGTCTAAATATTCCTTTTTCATTTTGACATTTTCAAGTAAAAATTTAATATTCGGATTATGTTGTTTTAATTCTTTTAATACCCGTACATAATCCCAAAATAATTTACTTCGAGGGTCATTAAAATTTAATTGTGTACCGATGAAACTGAAGCCTTGGCAGGGTGATCCGCCTATGAATAAATCAATTTTCGGTAAATAACCGCCGTTAAACGCGTTTCCGTCGATTTTAGTAATATCACCTAAACGCAGTATTTCAGGGTATTTATCGTTACTAACCATAATCGCATGTTTATCTATTTCACTAGCGTAATAATTAGTTACATTTAATCCCGCTCGGTCTAGTGCTATTTTTCCGCAGCTCATACCATCGAATACACTTAATACATTCATTAAATTGACCCCGTATTTTCATAATTTATATAGTCTTCTTCGGGGTCACCGAAATAGCGTTCCGCACCGTATTTAGTTGCAATTTCTAATATCTTATATGCTGCGTCTTTATGTGCAGGATTAAAAAACGGTGTTGTTTTTTGTATTTCTATTTGTTCGATAACTTCGGGTAGGTTGTAAAAGTCAGTCATATCTATAGTTGGTTTCGGGCCAGTCATGTTATTTAATCCGTTTGTTGTTGTCCGTTTAACGTGGAGTAATAATAGCAACGTTAGGGGTTAACGTCTAGTACCGTTCGTCGAATGATAACGGTTAATAATTCTATGTCGCGCTCGGTTGGCTCTCGCTATCGCGTACCCCTTAAAACTAATAATACGTTAGGGGTTAACGATTGTCTAGTACCGTTAGTCGGTTAGGTGTTAACTTTATATACATATTTTATGCCGCCGCTATCCGCCGTTAACGCGTCGCGTTTTAAATAACCTTTTAAGTATAATTTTTGTAATTTGCTCGACGCATTTTGTACGCTTACGCCTTTATGCTTTGCAATTTCCACCGTCGTTACGTTACCTTGTTTACGAATATGATATACAAGATATCTTTGTTGTTTTGTTAGCAATAACGCGCGTATATCGGAACCGTTACCTGCTAATATTTGTTTACGTAATGTTTTTTCGTTTATATCCATTGTTTTAATTCCTAATGAGGTTGTCTAAATACGCTACCGTCACGACCACCGTGTCCGGTTACTACCTGCCCGTTTTGTGCGGTTTCGTATGCCTTCGCAACTTCCGCCGCCGTTTGTAGGTTTAACGCCACATGTCCGGTTTTTAAATATAATTTCGGTTTACCTTGATCGCACATTATATGATTATTTACGCGACCGTTCGTTAATGCAGGGTGCCATTCGTAACCCATGTCATTTAACATTGATTTACGTTTATTTTGCGGTATTGATCGCTTCATACCCATGTCATGTAATAAATGTTCGATTGCTATCGATGATATCCAACCCCCGGAAAAACCGGCCCGACCTTGTTCGATTGCTTCTATTATTTCTTGTTCTACGCCACCAAGGGAAGCCGTAATCGCGTCGTTAGTGCTTGACGTCGTCGGTGCCCGGTGGCAATCCGTAGCGGGGTTTAAATTAGCGGGTATCGCATAATTTTCGAGATATTCCGCGACCATTGCGTAACCGTTTTCGTTTTTTAACCATTTGTATAAATTCGGGAAGTAGTCACCGTTCATACCGTCGCGTTCTAAATCCATGTAGTTTTGTTGTGCCGCATAAAATACAGCATATCGACGGTCGTTACGGGTTAATCGTATTGCATCTTTGTGATTACTGTTAAACATGAAATTACAACAAACCGTTTTCATCGTGCCCGCAATACCCATACCGCGAATTTCTTGTCGGTCGTCGGTAATCATCGGTTTTAATATTTCGATCATGTTTATTTTATGGTCCGGGACGTAGATATCCTCGACGCCGATAAACAATGTTTTATATAAAAATTCGTTATATTTTTCGGTGATTTGTTCGGCACGGGGTTTATGGGTGTATTTCTCACCGATAGCGAAACCAACGCACCGGGTAAATAATGTTTTACCGTTACCCTGTACACCTTGCAGTACCGGTGCCCACTGAAATTTAATTCCTTTGTACTGAATACACGACGCCATATAAGCCAAAAAAATAGCCCTGTCCGACTCATTCGGTAATATCTTATGTAGATGTGTAATAAACGGGGTTACGTCGCCGTGTACCCGCTTAGTTTTGACCGGGACGTATATATTAACGGCGATTTTACCTTCGATATCCACAAATGCGCCCGGCGTTAAATCCGGTCTAAAACAAGTCGTCGACGATTTACGGTAACGAACGAGTTGCGACTCGGTAAATGCGTCCCATGCTTTGCGGGTTTCTTTCTTGCCGCTATCATCCATTGCGAATGTATAACCGCCGTATGTGGCGTTAAATTGTTCAGATTTCAGGAACGATCCGTCAGGTGTAAATATTTTATGTAAGTCCTGAACATACACGCACCCAGCGAAATGTTCGATTTGTTGGTCCCGGTGTAAAAATTGTAACCCCGTTAAAAATTCGGGTTCGTCTTCGGTACCGAGCGGACTACTTGCATTTTCAACCAGTGTGATTACTTCGATTAATTGTTCGGGTGTCTTGTTGGAATTATCCATCCAAAAACCGGCCTCGACTACCCGGCCTCGACGTGCCGTTAATTTTTCTATTGTATCAACGTCGCCCATACAATCAATTAATTTTTGTGCGCGGATATTCTCGGCGTATAGTTTTTGTTTCGGTGAACCTTTTAACGCCGGGGCGTCGAATTCGTTAACGAGTGTTTTATCGACGTCGGCTAATTGAGTGCCATATACCGAATTCTGTAAACTAACGGATCGGGTAATCGATATGCGTAAATAATTTTTATGGTGCGTCCACTTATCGCGCACTAATCCCGATTGCCACATTATCCGTAAAATTCGTTCGCAATCTTTACCTGTATAAAATGCGAGGTGTTGAATTAACGCCATGTCAGCGTTAGATTCGTCATATTCGCCGGTATCGGTTTCATTTGGCGGATAAAAATCCGGTAAAACTTCGACGTTACATTCCCATAAATCCCGAAATGATGCGCGGGTGCCGAACGTACTCGCAGCACTTGATGAATTTAATGCTTTATGTATTAGTTCATCATCGTCTTCGGGGCCGTTCCATTCGGGTACCGGCCCGGTAGTCCATTGTTCGGGGCTATGTGCAATTTTAGGCGGTATGTAATTCGTTACGAAATTAGGCAACCATTCGTTATGCACCGTACCCGCATCGCCGATAATATCCGTACCGGTTAACGCTACGAAGCGGCGCTCTGTATAAAATTCGATACCTAATGCGTCATGTTTACAACCATGCGCCGGGGAGTTACCCATTCCGAAGATATGAATCCCCGTTCCCGATTGTGATACCTCAACCGCCGCACCGGGAAAATAACTTAATACCGCGTTAGCCGTATCCGACCACGGGGAATTTTCATCGACTCGACATTTATCAATATCAACGAAAAAAAACGGATCGTTTGCCGTAAAGAAAAAACCGACACCGTATTCGGGACCACATAAAGCGCATAAATTAATCGCGGTTTGTGAGTCTACCCACGCGGTCGGATCGTCTTGCCAGTTACTATCTTTTATAAAAACTTGTAACGTCCGATGGTCAACCGGTAGTTTATCCATTTTACTGGGTGTTTTTCGACTAGGTACTAATTTATATAAAATGAATTGACGATAATTATCAAACGCGGCTAGTGCTGCGGGTAATGATTGCATACTAAGAACCTTTAATAATTTTATGAATTAAGCATTTCGGACGACGATTGTTTTACCGCTCTTTCCCATACTGCAAAATCGATATATTCTTCGCGCTGTCCGGGGTCCCATGTATATTTTTTAGGTGTTTTATTCACTATAAATTCTTTACCGTTGTATTTAACTTCGACCAATTGACCGGGTGCAATCTCACCGGCGGTTAGTTCTTTTCCGTTTGGGTGAATTAAGCTTATAGGTTTACCAAAATCACCATAAACACTGTTACGATTAAGTTTTTGAATTGCGGTTTTACTAATTACCGTTGCAGGTACTAATACGGCAGCAATTGCCAACTTTAAAAAATTACGTCTTTTCATTTTATTCTCACCTATTATAAATTAGCGATTAATTGTGCCGCTTGTGTTTTTAGTGCTTTCGGCGCTTTAAGTGCATGTTGATCTTTGTTAGCTAAACCGTTCGCAATAATTTCGATAATTCCCTGCGCGATAGCCGCGCGCATAACTGCCCGTTTCAATTGCGGCATTGTAGGAAAATAATAACCGACTAAACTAACGGACGTGCCCGCGTTTTCTGCTATTGCCGGTTTTGTTAATTTATTATAACCTTTAGTTTTTGCGACAATTAACGCGGCGTTTAATATATATTCTTTGCGTAATTCAGGATTTGCGCGACGTTTACTAACCGCGTGGTTACCGCTATTAACGATTTCCGGTTTTAATTGTGATACGAATTCTGTAAAGGTGCAACCCATAACGTGAGGGAATGAGCCTTCCGGTATCCCTGCGCGCTTGCATAGATCGAAGCGCGTTAGATTAATCAGCCCGTTAGCGTTTGCCATATCGATAGCTAACTGTTTTACGTGTTGTTTCATAGTTTTACCTGTTTTTAAATTTGGTGGGTGTCGGCGGGATTCGAACCCGCAACCGACGAACACACAAGTTAAGCCGAATATCTATTAAGATTGAGGATTCGAACCACTAACGGTCTACTGCTCTACCAATTGAGCTACGACACCATATTCTAACCGATACTAACCGTTATTGTTTGCGCGGTCAACATGGAATGTTAAATCGCTAAATACAACCCGGTTAATATCGTCACCATAAACCACAAGGCGCGGCGTCCGGGTTAAATGGTCGGGTCCCATAGCGGCGATTACCGCGTCGAGATTGGGGAACCCGCTATCCGCACCGGGTCCGGTTGTTTGTAACGTTTGCCCGTTAAAGGGTGTTGCTAGTATTGGTTGTCGGTTCATTTCGCACCCCTATCTATAAACATGTATCCCGCATTAATTAAAAATATACCTATGATATCAACCAATGTTAAAGGCTCAACTTCATTTATTAACGCTATACCGAATACAATTAATAATGTCGCGGTAATAACTTCCACCAATTTATTAACACTAAACATGCTATAAAACCATTTCAAATATTTCATAATGTACCCTCGCCAGTTGCGAACCCGGCGTCGCCACCGTATGCCGCTATTAATTCTAAAAATGTTAATTGTGCTTTTTCTCGTTTCGTTTCTTTATAAACCCACCCCGGCGTTTTAACTTCCCGCGCGACAAATTGCCCGATAACATTACCGACCATGTCCGGGGTAATTTTAATTTTACGTATACCGATTAAGTCCGACGATTTTACAATCTCGTTTAATTGTTTAGAGTCGTTAGCCAAACCGTAACGTAAGCATCGGACACCGTCTTCGTTATATGCAACACCAACGTTATTACGCCACAATCGCAAACCTTTTTTACTCGCTTCTAAACGTATCATTGATTGCGCCCCGCCTTCGCTACCTTCGTCGTCGGGTTGCGATTGTGGGTCGGTATTAATCGTGCCGAATTGTCGTCGTAAATCCTCGACCGCTTCGCGCGGTATTTGCCACCGTGTGGCCCATTCGTTAAGGTTCATAATTAATTAACCCTCGTTATTATTCTAAAATCTGATTCGATTGATTCGTTTACTTTTAATTTCATAATTAATTTAATAAAAAATCAGGATAAATTCGTTTAAATTCTGCTCTCGTTATCGGTTCCGGTTTTGCATCACTAAGCCAAGTTAACGTACTTGTAAATAATTTCATATCGCTAACTCTCCTAAATGTATATTTATTTTTTCTGCTAATACTAACGCGTCTTTTTTATTTAATGATTGTGCGGTTAATATATCGATACCAAATCTAAAATAAAAACGTCGATAACTTTCGGAATCGTCGCGGTCTAATTGTCGTTGGTACGCACCCCACCATTTAATTGATTCACGTAACGCCGTTTGCATTTCTTGACGTTCGACATGTCGATTAACGTGCGCGTATTCGCCGACCTTCGGCATATATTTATTTTTTGCATCAACTCGCGCGAGTTCTTTATCTTTATCGACTTCGGCAATTTCCCCGCGCATTTCTGCGAGTGTTTCCGGGTCAAGTTCTAATAAATCACCGTCGACAAATTCAATCGAGGCGCGCCCGGCGGGTACCGGTTTCGTTCCGCAATACGGACATTTATTTTTAATCGCTTCGTATACCGATAAACATTCCGGGTTAACACAAGTTTTAGTCGGTATTTCGTCGGTGTTTAATTTCTTGTTACGTTTACCACCGTCTAGCGTCCACACTTGCGGTTTATCAGGTAAGTTATGACGGTGTACGTTTCCGACATGGTCGATTATTATTGCGTGTGGTTTAGAGCTTTCCGCAATAAATGCGCGGCGTTGCGCGTCGGTATATGTATCCCATGCACCGGATAATATTTTCGATATCATTAAACGAAGTGCGCGCCCGAATTGTTGAACAAATAAACTATAACTTTGTGTAGGTCGCGCCATGCTAACGACTTCGATTGCGGGTAAATCAAAACCCTCGCCGAATAAATCGACGTTAACGAGTTGTAATAATTCACGGTTTTTAAATCGTTTTATTATATCAACTCTATCGGTATCTAATGTACCAGCGTGTACAACTTCCGCAGGTACACCGGCGCGATTAAATTCGCGTGCGATATCGGTTGCGGTTTCGACGTCGGTTGCGAAAGTAATACCGAGTTTACCCGGTGCGATTCGTAAATAATGTTTTACAACATCGCCTATAACGTGCGATTTTTGCACAGCTTTTTTTAGCGGTGCGGGTGAATAATCACCGCTCGCCGTTATGTTTACGTTTGTTAAATCAATGTCGGACGGTGGTGCGAATACACGATAATCGGTAAGGTATCCCATTTCGATTAACGTTCGCATTTGCGGACCTTCGATCATTTCATCGAATACACCACCGCACCATGATCCCAACCCGGCACCGTCGGCGCGTGTTGGCGTTGCTGTTACACCTAACCCGATAGCATTCGGGAACATGTCGACCGCCTTACCCCATTTATTTTTTATTAATACGTGGTGACAATTATGGACAACGATTCCATTAGCTATATAGGTGTGCAATCCTTCAACTTCAATATTGTAGACATAACCATTTTGCAAACTTCGTCCGGATTGTTCAATATCACAGTGTTTGAAAATCGAAACACTACCCACCCGTTGCCAGTTAAAAAATTGTCTTTCTTCGCATCTTGTTCGCGTCGACTTATTAACCCGTGCGAATTTCCGTCCGCTTCGATTGCTATTTTTAAATGTTTGTTTCCGCAATCTATTTTGTAATGATTTGGGTAACCTTGATTTGTCAAACCCGTTCGTACAATGGTTTGAAGTTCGAACCCTAGCGCCCCGAATAAACTGTTTAACTGTAATTCCGCTTTCGTTGGTGGTTGTCCGTTCCCGCCTCGTATTTTTGGAGCATGTCCGATCCGTTTTAATGTATTTGAAACCTTCGCGCGTGTTTCCTCGTTCCGCATTGGGTTGTTTTTCTTCATTCGTTCCGAAGCATATTTCTTGTTTGTTTTGGTCATGGTTTCCGATGATACTTTCGAGCGGTAGTTGTCCGAACATTCTTTCCCACAATAGGCTCGACCCGTTTGTTTGTAATAGTTGTATCGACGACCTGTTAAATCTGCCACTTTTTCGCATTGCGTACATTTCACTTTCGGTAACTCTCGTTTCTTTCTCGGTTTGCGATTTGCGTCCCGATGTGACATGCCGCATTTTCTTTGACAAAATATACGACCTTTCTTTCTCCAACCGTACCGTTGTGCTTCGCTCGTTTTCGTTATCGGCTTGTCGCACCATGTACACGTAATCTTTTTCGGTAATGTTTCCCGCATCTACCCAACCCCTTTTAGTATAAATCGGATGCCCTTTTGTACATTCTAAAACATGGTGTCCTATTTGTAAAGATACCATGTTTTTAGGCATTGGATTTTTAAATAAACGAGTTACTTTACGTTTTTCAAAAGTGTTATTTTCTTCATCGAAAGCCGTTACATAATCACCGATTTTAATATTTTCTATCGGTATATTATCGACAAGCGTACCCGCAGGGAAACATTCATCTTGCACCCATTTCGTAACACGACTTAACCAGTGCGATAATTCGTTACGCCGCCGTACCAACGTATCGACACCTGCAACGGCAACATGTGCATTAGCGTTAAAATATGATTTACCGAGTTCATCCATGTGGATACGATTAGCTAGACGGATTACTTTATCAGGCCCGATAATTCTATGTCGTACACCGTCGCGCGCAAGTGCTAACGATATTTGCGTTACAAGCTCTTGCCGATGTGCGATGGCACAACTCGCGCCGTTATGTTCTTTAATCACATCGGAAAATAAAACGGTTTTGCCAGAACCGGTAGGGCTAACGGCTAATACATTTTTAACGCCGCTGTCCCATGCCTCGTAAACATCACTTTTTAATTTTGATTGATACGGTCTTAATTGCATTATTTTTTATGTACCTGAATAGTCATGATAGAACTACGCATTATCAATTGACCCGTATCGATTATAATACCTTCGTCGTCAAATTCTTCTACGCGACCGGTCATTCTTAAACCATTAATTAAATATATGTCGAGTAATTCGGCGCTATTTTTATGATTGTTAATATAGTTACTTGTAGCTGTTTGCATTTTTAACCCTTTGTTTATTTTTATGATTTGGTGTTGACCCGCAAAACAATATAGGTTAAAGTCGCTAATGTCAACAACAAATCATAGGAACTTTAGACATGTCACAACTTAGTATAACAGTAGAAACAACCGACGCCGTCGCGCTAAATCGCGCGTCGTTAATGCTTTCAGGTCTTGCAAACGACACAAGCAACGAAAAGACTGTACAGATCGTGCAATCGTCCGATTGCAATAATTGCGAAAATAACCTCGACGCCGATACAAGTCATATCGAAGCAACGATCCCGGTATCCGAAGGCGGTACAATGATGCCTGAACTCGATAAAGCCGGTTTCCCTCACGATGCCCGTATCCACGGTGAAGCGAAGAAACAAACCGCTAAAGATGGTCGATGGACAGTAATTAAAAATCTTGAAAAAAATCAACCGGGTTTATTCGATACAGTAATCGCAGAATTAACCGCCGCCGGTTTCGGTAACGTTGAAAGTCAAGCAACAACGACAACTAACGTTACCGATATCAACGCAAATAAAGCACCGGCACCCGGTCCGGCTACTGCGCCACCTCCACAAACTACGGCACCCGCTCCGGCACATGAAACGACCGAAGTTATTGAAGCGTCTTATATTGCAGGGGATGGTGTCACGTATACCGAAACGCAATTACGCGTGGCGGGTCATACCGACGAAACGTTGACCACATTGCAAAAAGTCGTACCTGAAACCGCAACAACAACGGTCGTTACGTTCCCCGAATTAATGGCGTTAATTACACCGGCGCAAGCGGCGGGCACAATTACACCGGCGGACATAACCGCAGCGTTAGCGCCTCACGGTTTAACATCGTTACCGTTATTATCAGCACAACCGCAATTAGTACCAGCGGTTAAACAAGCGTTGTTCGGATAATGACGCACTCCATTTTACCGCCTTCGTCGGCGGGGATTTGGGGCGCTCCCAACGGTTGCACCGGTTGGGTATTAATGGCTCAAATGTACCCGGAAACCGAAGACAACGAGGAAGCACTCGAAGGCGAGGCGTCGCACGAAATAGGTGCCCAATTAATTAACTATATGTCGCGAGGCGTTAACAGTACAAAAGCGGACGAATTTGTCGGCGAGGAAGCAAGCAACGGCGTTATTTACACCGAAGAAATGTTCGAAGGTGCTAAAATTTATGCCGACGATGTGGCGACCGTTATGCGTAGTACCGGCGTTTTTGGTGGTGAATGTTTCGGAACCGAAGTTCGCGTATTAGCGAGCACAATACACGAATTATCGTTCGGTACAACGGATCAATTTATTTTTGCACGACATATCGGTCATTTATACGTGTGGGATTATAAGTTCGGTTACGGCGTTGTCGAAGCGTTTGAAAACTGGCAATTAATTAATTACGCTCAAGGCATTATCGAAAAATTTAATATCGACGGTATCGAAGAACAAAACATAACGGTACATTTACGCGTCGTTCAACCTCGCGCAAATCACCGCGACGGAATTGTCCGAGAGTGGGTTATTAAACTGTCCGATTTACGCGGTTATTTTAATATACTCCACACTAACGCGCACGTTGCGTTAAGTGACGACTCGGTTATCCGTAGCGGTACGCACTGTCATTATTGCCAAGCACGACACGCGTGTCCGTCTGCATTACAAGCGGGTATCGATTTATATGAAGTTGCAATGAAAACGTTACCGATGGAATTATCCCCGGAAGCGTTAGGCGTTCAACTTGCAATTATAAAACGTGCTATAAAGCAACTCGAATATTTAGAGTCTGGTTTCGAAGAACAAGTAAAGTCGTTAGTTAGAAAAGGAACTAATGTTCCTAACTTTATGGTCGAAATTGGTTACGGTCGTTTAGCATGGTCGAAACCTGTATCGGAAATAATCGAACTAGGTAACGAACGCGGTTACGTTTTACAAAAACCGATAGAAGTAATCACACCGACGCAAGCTAAAAAACTCGGTGTACCTGCGGATATCATCGACGAAGTAAGTACGAAGCCACGATCCGGACTAAAGGTAGTACCGGACGACGGTAGTAAAGCACGTAAAATATTTTCATCAATATAGGAATAACCGTTATGAATTTAGAATTAATAATCAAAACATCAGGTAAATCGAAAGATTGGGCGCTCGGTTTTACTTTTTCAACGGAAAAAGAATCGTTAGAAGCGGTCAAACGTAATAGTGACGCGTTGCGATATGTTAAAGACCAAACCGTGTTAAAGACCAAACCGAAGCGGTGTGCTTAGAAGCGGTCAAACGTAAGGGTGACGCGTTGCAATATGTTAAAGACCAAACCGAAGCGGTGTGCTTAGAAGCGGTCAAACGTAATAGTGACGCGTTGCGATATGTTAAAGACCAAACCGGGTGTGCTTAGAAGCGGTCAAACGTAAGGGTGACGCGTTGCAATATGTTAAAGACCAAACCGAAGCGGTGTGCTTAGAAGCGGTCAAACGTAAGGGTGACGCGTTGCAATATGTGGACTTCACAAAATAAATTTTCATCAATATAGGATTAAATATCATGAGCGAAAGAGTAGATTTTTTAACACCCGTAGGCCGTTTAGTTTCCGGTGATTGTTTTAAAGCAAACACAACGGATCAAAACGGCAACCCCTTATTAATTAAAAGCGGACCCAATGCAGGGCAACCCACGCAAAATTATAATTTCGGTGTGGCGTTCGATAAAAACGACGTCGGATATCCTGAACTATGGGGTAAAATACACGCCGAAGCTAAACGCGGTTTTCCGCAATATTTCGACGCGGCGAATAATTGTATATTACCGACATTTGCTTTTAAAATTACCGACGGCGATAGCGCTATCCCTAACACTAAAGGTAATAAACCTTGCGACCGCACCGGATACCCCGGTCATTGGGTTATATTCTTTTCGGGATCGTTTGCACCTAAATGTTTTACGGCGGGAGGTCAAGCTATTATTACCGATCCTACTGCAATTAAACGCGGTTACTTTGTTCGCGTTTCGGGTAGTGTCGTTAGTAATGACAACGAACAAAAACCCGGCGTTTATATGAATTATTCAATGGTTGAATTAATCGGCTACGGTGAAGAAATACAAAGCGGTCCCGATGGTGCTGCGGTATTTGGTGGTTCTCCAGTTACGACGTTACCACCGGGGGCAAGTGCTACACCGTTAGCGCCTAGTACGACCCCGGCTAATAGTAATGCATCTGCACCCGTTAATACTGCACCTGCACCCGTTAATACTGCACCTGCACCCGTTAATACTGCACCTGCACCCGTTAATACTGCACCTGCACCATCGGGACCGGGTAACACCGCACCGGCACCGGCGCAGGATTATCTAAACAATACGGCACCCGCACCGGTAGTCGTCGAGGCGTCGCATATTGTTAATGGTGTAGCGTATACGGTAACGCAATTAAAAGCGTCGGGACATACCGACGTAATGATCGCGACTTATCCGTTAGCGCCTTAATAACCACAATTGGAATGGTCGCCCTTCGGGGTGACTTTTTTTCGGAGTGTAAACAATGTATTTTTATAAAAAAGATGGTAAACAATGTTTAGATTTAAAAGGCGATTTAATTCTATCGTTTAATGATGAGTTAATTAAATCGCGTGTAAAAAGTGCTGGACCAAAAACAGTAAAAGCACCGCACGGTTATATATTAAATTTGGGTAAAGCTAAATTTTTCCGTCGTATATTTGTAACATTACAGGTTATCGTTTTTATTTGGGGTACAGATAAACAATTAAAACGCGAAGATACAAACTACCGCGAATCTCACCGGGCCAATGTGGTTAATATACACGATAGAGGTGGCGAAGGTCGCACACACGATCAAAACAACGAAGGCGATAAGGTAGATAATAGTTAATGTGTAATGTCGTTCATTGTAAAAAAGATAAACACGATGTTTATATCGGTCGCCCTAGTAAATGGGGTAATCCGTTTACAATAGGTCGGGACGGCACCCGCGACGAAGTTATTAAAAAATAAAATTCTCGGTTGTTGGTGTTCACCTAACCCGTGCCACGGTGATGTTTTATATAAATTAGCTAACGAAAAACAAACGAGTGTTATAAATATGTTAGGACGTAAACAATGCGACCCGGTTAACGGTTGCGGTAAATTCTATAAGCAACACGCGGTTAAATGTCCGTCGTGTGGATCATCGGAAGCGTTTGCCGACTTCGTGCCGTTTAACCCGCTCGATTGGTCCTACGATTTAGAATGTTACCCGAATATATTTACATTTTACGCGAAACATTTATCGACCGGGACCGTTGTATTATTCGAAATGTCGGACCGTAAAAATCAAGCCGTTGAATTATATGATTTTTTAAACGCGTTAGCCGGTACTAAATGCCGTATGATCGGTTTTAATAACATCGGTTACGATTACCCGATGTTACATTTTTTTATACAGTATTATCGAAACGGAATTACTTACGCCGATATGTATACAAAAAATCAGCAAATATTCGCGACGTCGTGGGAAAACCGTTTCGATAATGTTATATGGGATCGCGACATATTAATACCACAGGTGGATTTATATAAAATTCATCATTTCGACAATCAAGCGCGACGTACATCGTTAAAAATGATTGAGTTTAATATGTGTATGGAAAGTGTCGAGGATTTACCGTTCCCACCCGGTACGATTCTAAACAATGAACAAAAAGACTTACTAATAAAATATAACGGGCACGACGTAGATGCGACTGAATTATTTTATATTGAAACGTTAGAAATGATTGAATTTCGCGAACAATTAAGCGAAAAACACGGGTGTAATTTCATAAACACCAATGATAAAAAAATAGGCACTGATTTATTTATCGCCGAACTTGAAAAGATAAACCCCGGATCGTGCTACACGTATATTAATAATAAGAAAACAAAACGACAAACACCGCGCGCAAGTATTGCGCTAGGCGATATTATATTCCCGTATATTAATTTTAAGGTTCCGCAATTCGAACGCGTTAGACAATGGTTATCTGAACAAGTAATCACAAAAACGAAAGGTGTTTTCGAGTACATACATGTAACGCCCGAAATGGCTATGTCGATGAATCCCGAACGTATGAAAGTGTATAATTTAACACCTGCGGACGTACCAAGTTTAGCGGATACTAAAAATTTAGACGCCGTTTTAAATAAAGGTATTTTATTAAATAAATGCCGCACCGATTTAGTAAACCGCAACGACATACACCGTTTTAAATTTGTCAGTGGTTGGGAAAAAGTGGGCGGATTAAATTGTATTGTTAACGGTTTCGAATATGACTTCGGCACCGGCGGGATACACGGGTCCATAGAATCGACAACCGTGGAATCAGACGACTATTACGAGGTGTGGGATTGGGACGTCGGCGGTTACTATCCCGAAGTCGGTGGCGCTAATAATTTATACCCTGAACATTTAAGCGATACGTTTTGCGTCGTTAATGAAAATCTAAAACAGGAACGTAGGCAATACAAAAAAGGTACGTCATTAAACCGTAGCATTAAACTTGCCAGAAACGGTGCATTCGGCGACAGTAATTCGGAATATAGCCCGCTTTACGATCCGCAATACACTATGGCTATTACGATTAACGGACAATTGCTTTTATGTATGCTCGTACAATATTTAATCGACATACCGGGTTTAACAATGATTCAAGTCAACACCGATGGTTTAACGGTCCGTTGCCCGCGTAAACATATCGAAGATATGAAAAACGTTTGTAAATGGTGGGAAAATTATACGTGCTTAGAATTAGAATCCGTTATTTATAGTAGAATGTGGATAAAAGATGTTAATAATTATATCGGCGAGTACACGGACGGTAAATTAAAACGTAAAGGTGCCTACGCGCACGAACGCGTTATCGAAAACCCCGACACGGCGGAACGATTGTGGCATCAAAATCATAGCGCATTAGTCGTACCGAAGGCGGCGGAAGCGGCGCTCGTTCATGGTCAAGATATACGCGATTTTATTATTAACCACAAAAATATTTACGATTTTATGTTACGCACTAAAGTCGGTCGAGCGGATCAATTAATACTATCGGATATATTCGGTAAAAAAACAGAGTTACAAAAAATTACCCGGTACTATGTTAGTACGGCACTCGACGCCGGAACGTTAACGAAAGTGTCGCCACCCGCCGGTAAAAAGATTGTCGGACAATGGGCGCGTAAAAACAAGCTAACAGACGAGTTTTATAACGGTGTGATTGCTGAATTAAAAGACCTAGCCGATGTAATAAAAAATAGAGTGCAATTAGACGCGACCGGGTTGCCGCACGACGAACGTATCAACACGAAAAATCGTTCGCAATATAAAATACGTAATACCGTTTTTGAATCCGGTTATTTAGTAACGCCGTGTAACAATATTAACGACGCTAACCGCGACGATATTAACTTCGAATATTATATAACCGAAGCCGAAAAACTTGTAAATCCTTTAAGGGGTGAATAACCAATGAAAAAAACTAATAATGTATATAATGTCAAATGGTGGGAGTTTTGGAATTGTCAAAGCGGTTTTATCGGCGGATGTATTGCGGGTTGTGTAATTGCTATAATCTTTTTTATAATCCATTGAGGCGTAAATAATGTCAAAAGTAAGATATACAAAAGTACAAAAACGCGTATTAAAGGCTTTAGTGCATGGCGCTAAAATACGCGCATACACTTATCGTTATGAAAAACAATGTTTTAAATCAAACTACGACGGTCTAAAGTCTGTTTTATATTTAACGATAACTATGCGCGCGTTATGTGATAAAGGTGCGGTACTTTGCATTGATGATAATGATTGTATGATTACCGAAAAAGGCTTAGACGCTATTTCGTGCCCGTTACCCGTGGAGTATTAATAAATGAGTTACGAAATTAGAACAAAAATAAACGACCGGGTTATTAGTATCGCAACGTTTGACGGTCGTATCGATAACCCCGAAATAACAACCATTAAACCCGTTAAGGCTGCGGATAGAGATTATTACTATTTTATTATTAACAACAATCCGATAAAAGCTAAACCGACCGATATAATGACAATCGAACAAAGAAACGTTGATTAATTAGCAAGTAATTTCTCAGCATCTAAATACAAATTATTATAATCGGTCGCTATTTCGCAGTAACGGGCAACGGTGTACCGGACGACTTCGGCAATGCTATCGCCGGTAAATTCCGATAACTGCGCGGATACGACGGGGGAATCGTTAGTGTCGGCGAGTCCGTTACATTCACGTCGCGACTGATTGTACACCCTGTTAATAGAACCCACATCGAGGATAATATAATTATAATCAGTGCGTACCGTGTCCAGTTCTTTAACGGATTCATTAAGTTTATCCTGTAGGTGTTTAACGGTCGCGTTAATGTGGTCATTGATTTTAAGAGCATTGATCCGGTCTCGGTTAGCGACTTTTAATCGTCGGTTAGTTTCGGCTTGTCGATTTGTTTCATTTTGAACAACGACGCCTAAATCGTATATTGTTTTATTTAATTCGGTTACTTTTTTAGCGTGTTCGGATTCGCTGTATTGATACCCGCCAAACCCGGACACTAATATCAAACCGAATATAATTAACCCCGCAATTATATTTTTATTCATGTTGTTTATTACCCGATTGAACATAAAATTTAAACCATGCCGCGCCCGCCGTAAATATTAACCCAGCAAATACTGATTGTCCGTCATGGGGTGTCAATAACGCTGTATACCATTCAAACGTTAATAACATAAGATAAGCATAGAATAAGCTGAATAGCACTGGGAAAACCCTGTATTTACGCATGTAATCAGTATCGTCGTTCATATTTACACCACTGGGTTGATTTTAAGTAGCCACAGTAAAAAAACGCCTGCGGACGTTGCGCCGCCAACCGATGATACTATCCACAGTTTTAATGATTTCGTATTACTTGTTAATTTTTGTTCCAGTAATAACCCGGCGGCTTTACTCATGTATTTATCGTTGATATCCTTTTCAAGTGTATCCTTACACTCCGTAACTTTTCCCGGTATTGAATTAACTTTTTCGAATATCTTATCTAACGTTTTATCAACGTGGTCGCGACCTTTTTGAAAATCACCAACAAGTATCTTATGTCCCGCCTCTAGTACGGCTAATCGTTCTAACGCTTTTAAATCTTCGGGTGTTATAGTTATAGTTTTTTGACTGCTACCGGTCATTATGAAACCCTATTTTTAAACCAACCGTTAATAAACTTTTCGTCCTTTTCGCGTCGTTCTGCTAAATCAACGTAGAACGCTCCTTGTAAACAATTCAACATTTTAACGAGTGTAACACCATCGCGAACGTTTAAATAGCTTGTGAGTGCTGAAATTGTCCCCGGACCGATACTTCCATCGACTGTAATGTCTGGGTATAGTTGCCCACGATTATTAAGTACGTTTAATGAACGTTGTAAAAACGTCCCGGCGCGCTTCGGTCCCATATTGACACCTGTATCCACAACTTCTTCGGCAACCGCTTCGGATAATGCGACAAGATCATCACCGCGAACTTTATCCCAATATTGAACAGTATAGATAGCGACGGCAATTTCGCGCGGTAAATCGCGCATATCGCCGTTAAAATAGGGTCGGGCAACCGCTTCGGTAATACCGAAATTAGTTTCGCCGCCGGAATCGTTCGGGTCGTTAACGTAACCACCTTCGACCCGGATAATTTCGTCGATTATGTGTTGTTTTAAATTAGGCATTACGACGCCTCGCCCACCAATGTAATTTCATTGATTGCAATACTGTATGTTCGTTATGTACATCGACTTTAATATTTCCCGCTGCGGGCGCAGTGACTATTACAGGGGTGCTTGCCGATTGGGAGTTGATCCCAATAACCATTCTGTTATTACTTGTAAGCATCATAAATGAAGATGCACTACTAGACCCTGTATAGCTTGTACCGGTTTCCAGTGATGCACCGAAATCTATATCGTCCGTACCCAACCCATGTATTATATTGACTTCACCCGCATCAGAACTCGCAGCAACGTTGCCAAAATCATAGATTCCCGTAACAATATCGGACGTTAATACAAAATTCGTACCGTTATATTTGAGTTCGATTTCTTTAGTTGTGGTTAATTCGCCACCGGTTAACGCTGTTACACCGTCTTGTTTTAATATGTTTTTGGTGCCTAAACTATTAACGTCCACGGTCGACGCGCTGGTATTATCATTCCCCGGTGTAAATCGAATAATCATTCCGTCGAAGTAACTCGCGGGTGCTTGCTGATTGGCGCGGATATCCACATCGTATGTATTAGCGACACCGCTTTCGTCGTATGTGTAAGCACGTCCCGACGCTAATTCGATAATCGCCTGTAAATATTCCGACGCCGTTACTTTGTCCGGTGTACCGCTCGGCGTAATACCTGCGGACGTTAATAACGCTTGTTTTAAACCTTCGGTGTCTTTAATGATTGCCGCTTCCCACGGTGTACCTGTACCGTCGCCCGGTGCTGTAATATTGCGAGGTTCGCCGAGAGGCCAACCGGCAACAACGGGGCCGACCTGCGTAGGGTATTGAGTTAATAGATTAATTGACATGGTTTAAAATCCTCTTATACATATTCGACTATTATACCTAGCCATTGTTGAGCGGGGCAAATTTTTAAACAAAGCGCCTCGAATTCGTCTTTACGTTTCGGGTCTATTTGTGCTTGACCCCCGAATATTTGACCACCAATATACAGGAAATACGGCCATTTTGCAGCGTCCGTTGGTATAAAATATTCGACAGGTGTTTCGACAAAACCATTATAATTACCGCTTATGGCGTCGGCTTCCCCGGCTTCCATAAATAACTCACCCGATAACGATAAAACATTACGAGAAGTTTTAAATACTTTATTTACTAATATATAACCCGGTAACGATAAGCGTTCCCCAGCTTCGGCGGTTGCTTCCCCGGCTTCCATAAGCGGCTCGCCCGCACCCGTTAAATATATAATACTATCGCCACTATCGCGTAAATATAACGTTGGGTTACGAGGCGTTACACACGCTTTAACATCGGGTGCGGGTTCGCTTCCGGGGGTCCACCATTCATGGACATAAACATCAAACCCGTTAGCCTGTAACGTATCTTGTATGTATCGGGGGTCTTGTCCACCTAATGCCCGCCATGTGGCCGCTAATCGGTCGCGACGTTCTTGTTCGGTTAACCCGGTGTCGCGTAATCCGAATTGTGTTTCGTATGCTACAAGTTCCCGCGTTGTTTGTGGGTCGATATCACTAAATACCCCGTCTAAAAATGTTTTAATATCATCGCCAACGGCGACGGATAAACCATCAAAAAATTGTCGTAATTGTTTATCGACGATCAATCGCCATGCTCGCGCATTTGGTAATAGATGTTTAAATATATTTAAAAACATTATATAAATGACACCGTACTAGCTTTAGATTTTTCACCAATACCGAGCGAATAAATATCGACAATTACGGTCGCTTGTTCTACGACCACCGAATTAAATACACCCCCTGCGGCGCTAACGATATCGTCAACGACACCAGATACCCCGGAACGTGTAACACGATCTTTACGAGGTAATATAGAAAGCCCTTCGATAAACGGCTCACGATCTAAGAAATATTCTTCGATTGCGGTCGTAATATTAGCTTGTACCGTACTAGGGTTGTCAACTACTAAGCCATTAACTTCAATATCGAACTCGGTACGCGTAATCGCGTACGTATTAGCTAACGCATTAGCCGGGCGACGACTTGCGAGTCCGCTATCGTCGAAATTAATCGAATCGAGTACGGCTTGTAATTGTGCGGGTAACGGTATCCCGTCGGCACTACCTGAACTTGCGACGGTTGCTTCGCAATATACGTCGACTTGTCCGGGGCAATCGCTAGTGTACGGGTATACGTTAATTATACCGGCGGTTTCTTCACCCCATAATTCGTAATCGGCAAGCGCGCCCCCTTGCGGTAATTTTTGAAAACGATCGACAACTCGTTGTCGATATGCTTCGGTACTTTCACCGTTAGCACCTACGACGGTTTGTGTATTTACGAGCGCATTTCTAGCCACATTGGGTAACGCGTTAGCAAACGAAACGGTGTCGCCGGGTTCAAGGTTGCCAATAACACCGGAACCCCCACCACCTTGTTGATCGGATACCGCGCGTATAGTTGCGGATACCGTCGCGGCGTTAAGTAATACAGCGCCTATCGTAATATATGTAACGCCGTTATCAACGTTTATTAATTGCGAACCTGAGTCTAATGATCCGACTTGATTTTCGACGGTAATATCGATTAATAATTCGGCTTGCGTTGCGGATACAGGGTCACCGATACCAATTAATCGACCCCAAAATTTAAGCGGGTTAACGATAATACCGAGGATTGTCGTATCTTGATCGGACGCGGTTGCCACAAATAAATTTAAAAATATCGAACCGCCGTATTTATATAATAAAATAAAAACACCAGCTAACACTTTCGCAAGTACACGATTAAACGATTTAGGTAATAACGGTATTGTTTGATTTAATGTCGCCTGAAGTTGCGCGATAATATTGTCGTTTACTTCTTGCGTTGTCGGGGTCGTTAAACTCATATACTCGCCTTCCAGTTTTCCACGTATTCGAAGCTAGTTTCCTCGCCTCGCGCTTCGATATTTATAAGTACCGATATCTTATTTAATGCCGGGATTGTTGCAATGACCGTTATCGATGACGCGATTTTTTGTTCAGTAAATACGGTTAAATCTCTATTCGCAGCGTCTTCTATTTTACGTAAATTTCCCGTCGTTGCAGGTAATGATTGTAATAAATTTTGTGTTTCGCTTCGGTATTGTTTCGACGTTTCGTTTTCGCTTATGTTTCCCCACCAATTAGCCGGGTTTTCCGCGCGTCCGTCGTCGTCTTCGTTACCGCCGAACATGCACAAATAAGCCATTGTTTCTAAACCCGGCGACATTTCCATAATACCGTTTGTAACGGTGATATTACCGCCGTCGGTAGTTTGAACTAATAATACGTCGCCTTGTTGTACCATTAGTTATTAGGTCCCGAAGTGCCTGAACCCGCCGGGTCGGTCCACGCTATAGGGTGGTCGTGTCCGTCGAGTTCTTTACCATTTAATACCAAACTATTAGGTGCCGTAATACCACCGTTAGCGGCGATTGTAACACCATTTATAATTATGTCACCATTCGCGGATAATTCTATCGATCCGTTAGCGTTTTCCATGATTGAGGACCCATCGTTTTTTAACCACATTTCAACGACTACGGCACCGGTTTCCGCATCGCGCGCGTATATACGTTTATCGCCCGGTGTGGCTTTAGGTTCGTTAATCGGATCAACGTAACCTAATACAGCATGTTTCCCGGTGCCTTGTGTATTACTCGCGATTGCGTAATCGGTTGTTAACGGGAATGAATCATCCCCCGCCGGTGCGAAATGTTCGGCGGTAACATTAGGACCGCCGCCCGAATCGATTTTAACATCGCTAATTTTAGCACCGTTTCGAAGCGCCCGAACAAACGATAATATTTTCGATATTTTATTCACGCTATAACCATTGAACAGTATTAGTTTGTAACCAATCAACACCGTCATATTCAAAATCGTAAGCGGCTTTAGTACCTGTAGCGCCCGCAGCTAAAACTTGTGCCTTAAATATTGCATTCCATGTTATACCGAAATTACCCACGCCGCCTTGCTCGAATAATACGCGCATTTTTTGACCTATTATTGGGTTGGCTGGCGCATTAACTGTAATAGCTGCGGTAAGTATACCCACGTCTATAGTGTTACCAAGATTAGGATTTGGAGTAATAGCGGCTGCGTAATCTAGTGCTTGCACCCAGTCGAGTACCTTGCAGTGGATAGTATCACCAGCGTCTGGTACGACAGCACCACCAGACGAATCACTTATGTAAACTTCTGTTGCTGTATCGGAATCGCCACGATATAAATTAATAACGCCTTGTGGTGCATTTGGAAATTTAAGAGAGCAGTTTCCAATATACACCTTACTTGCTGCAACCCCCGTCCCAGAGACTGCTGTGAACATGCTTACTATACCGATACGTGCTGCTGAGCCTAATCCGGCAAAAGCATCATCAGAACTTATAGTAATATTATCTACATGAATTTCTTCGCAGAATTTCCCCCCTTGAACTATTATTAAAGTACCATTCGCATCATAACCTGATTGTACATTTACATGTACATGGCCTATAACTAATTTTCTAGCCCGAGTTGCGTCAAACAAGTAGCTGTCTCCTTCAATTATCCCTACCCCTACGCCTATAAGATTCCATGTAATATGGCTTACCTGCACCGTTCCTTGGGCTATAAAGTATAGTAAGTGGGCAGCTGAGATAATTGGATTACTGGCAAGAGTCAGATGATGCATAAACACGCTGCCAATTTGGACTGCTGGACTGATGAAATCTGATTGCCAAGTGTTTAAATTACAACCTTCTAAAAAACGTAATTCTATAGTGTTCTCTTCATCCCATGCGCCAGTAGAGCCAACGTTACCTATCATGAAAGCTGAAGAGTAGATACTGCCCGGATTACCCTCTGCTAGACAAGCTACGTCTTTAAATTCTATAACGCCGTAGGTGAATCCAGAACCTTTCATCAAGGCAGAGGCCTGATACCCAGTCCATTCAGTATTCGCAGTGCCTACAAAGCGGATGCACACATTTGTTGATATTAATACACTCTCTTCATAACGTGCGTCAAGTAATTCGATTACCCATTTGTTTTCTCGCCACAAAGTGATTTGGTCAGTTGCACCTGCTATAGATGTACCAATGCGTTTGCAGTCCGTTAAAAAGGATTCTTCTTCGCGGTGTGCAATTATTCTGTAAAATTGATTTTCTGATCCTGCTTGTAACCAAAGTCGGGTATTCCCAGATATTTCATTGTTGGCATGAGTAGCAGTTGCTGCGAGAGTTACTATGTTTGAACCATTAGCCCAATCAGACACGGCTAATCCAGTCCAGAATCCAGATTCGGGTACGAGTTCTTCGTAAGTAGAGGCTACTCCTGAATCTATAAAATTAATTTGCGTTTCTACAAAATTGACAGCGGCTTGTATTGTAGGAAACATACCACCAACGCCAACGGTTACGGTATTTGCGGGCAATGCTGAAATACCTAAAATCGCGTGTTCTTTTAGATGTTTGGAAATGCTCATTATTTCACCCCTTATGAGTATAAAAGAGCCGCAACGGTACCGACGTCCGTAAATACGTTATTGAATTCAGCTTTAACGCCGTTAACGTTAGCCCATTCGATTTGGGTAGTCGCAATATTTATACGTTGTACACGCCATTTAGAAGCGGTTAACGCCGTACCGGGGTTTGCTTCACCTATATATTTATAAGTCCCGTCGTTGTAAATCGGACCTAATGCGAGTGCTTCCTCAATTCGTCCTGTAGTCATAATAAAAACCTCTATTAAATGTTAATTAATCCCACGGTAGGGAGTCCGGTATTTTGCCACTAAATGACCCCGGTAATACGAGGTTTAATACGGCTGTTTCGGTCTTGTCGTCTTTTTGAAAAGTGACCGACCGGATAATAAATTCGTAATCAGTATATATCATAGCATCCGGGGCGGATAGTGTAACCGTTGTATTAGGTTCCCATAAATTACCCGCCGGGTCGCGCCATGTATTCACACTGACGTTATACGCGGCTAGATTGCCGAACATGCGTCCCGCTTTAGCCTCTACCGCCGATTTAACGGTGCTATCTATAGTATCGGGAGCGTTGAACGTTAACGGTCTTATAACGCCCGGTAAACGCGGATTTTTAACGGTGAATTGCGACCCATCGTATCCGGTACCTACGGGACTTAACCCTGTTATGTGGCTGTAATATTCCTGAGGACTAAAAAACGGTGATACAGATAATACAGGGCTTGCGCCTTGTTGCAATTTAGCAACGGGCTTACCGGGTTCGATTGATTGCTGTAATATCAATTTACCGCGTGGCGAACTCGTCACAATTAAATTTCGTTGTTTTGCTAATTCGATAATAAAATCTAAAACTTTTTTAGTCGAGTCAATCGACACAGGTAGCTCAAAAATCGCACCTTGATCGGCTTTAAAATCGACACTAATTCCGAACGGTGCGACTAACGATTCCGTAATCTCGCGTAAACCTTGCCCTGTAAATTCAAGTTTATCTAACATGCTTGCTGGCGGTGTGCAATCATTAAGAACACCGGGTAATGAATAACCGCTAACTGCAATTATTTTACGTGCGTTTTCAAGCACCGGATTTATTGCAACCATAGTACCCGTAAAAATTGGATCGCCGCCAACGGTAACAACAATGGATTTAAACGAAAACGGTTTAAATGTTTCGCGTAAACCCTCGTTACTTGAATCAAACGGGGCACCGAATTCGATACTATCAATTGTATCAATGGACCGGGTTATCGTAACTTTATCCCAAAATCTAAACCGTTTACCTTCGATTAATATTGCGGTTTCGTCGATGTTATTAGCGTCGGATTGTTGTTGTAAATTTTGCGGTGCGTTTGGGTTATCAGGGATAACGATATTCGTACCAACCGATAACGGTTCGCTAACGCCCGGATTTGCTTTCGATATTAAACTCGCGTCTTGTTCGGTACCGTATTTTTTACGGGCGATAAGTTCGAAATTATCGCCCGTAATTACAGTATATTTACTAGACATAATATTTAATCTCGCGACCCGCAGGTAATTCTAAAATTTCCGAACCGCTTAAATTATTTGACGTAATAAAAAAGTCTAATTGATCGTCGACCGTTCCGTATAATTCCGCAACTAAATCGATAATAGTTCTATTACGATCTAAAACAATTCGACTCTCTTGTTTTAACGTGAACGATATATCAACCAAAAAACCCGCCGTAATTGCGACCGCTTCTTGTAACTGTTGATATGCCGAACCCGTGTCGATCTGCCCTAATGATTCAAAATTATCATCTCGCCATGCAACCACGTCGGCAAATTGATCGAGTATTAATTCTGCGGCTTCTAACGCTTCGGTTTTTGTTGCGAATTTATTATTAACTACGCTAATTATCGATCCGGTAACATATGTTGACGCGAATAAATTTTTAGTATGGAAATCATTAGAATTTCGCGAATCGTTGCCGGGTGATGATATTGATTTGTTACCCGAAATAATGTCGTTAGCTAAATTACCGAAAGCACTTAATCTCGCTTTAATGCTTGTTAATAATCGACCCGGTGTTTGTATTAGTTGTATTGTTTGCGACGCTAATGTTAACGGTTGCGAAATTAATACGTCGATACCGTTATTAATCGAATCGCTAATCGCGTTGAATTTATCTTCGACGTCTTTTTGTACTTCTGCAATAGCCTGTAAACCACTCGTAACACTATCGAGCAACGATTCATACGAATTTTTAAAACTAGATTGTTCGACGGCGCTATCGATATCCGTTAAATCGGCAAATTCTGCGGCCTCGACGTCGTTAAATTCATCAACGGCGGTTAATACATCGCTACCCGGATCGTTTTGCGAAGCCGGATATATAAGTCCGATTGTTTCCCAAAATGCGACTTCGAAAATAGTTTGATTAGCTGCGGTTTTTAAATCATCGCGACGGGTTATTGTACCGAACGGGACGACATTAACGGGTCCGTATAACGGGTGTTCGAGTTTACCTTCCCCACGCTCTTTTAAAAGAGCTATAAATAACGTCGCGTCTAGGTCGTGATCGTCACCCCAAAAAAATAAACGCATCGGGTGACGATCCCCTGTATGCCCGGTATCTTGTATATAGGTACCATCGGCGTCCGGGAAATTAAACGCGGTTGTTTTTTTATCGAATGAGGTACTGACATTTTCATACGCAAACGTTATACGCTCGCCGGATGGCGATGTATATGCCGCTTCTTTTAATCTATCTTGCCACGACATTTAAAACGCCCCTGATGATTGTAAGTTCAATCCGCCACCTAACGAACCGCCCGTAACTTCGGCGCTCGTACCGGGTTCGGTTTTTAATGTTATTTCTGATGTACTTGTTTTGCGTTGTTCTTCGATACTGCGCGCGACCCGTTCCTGTGGACTTACAATTTGCGGACCCGTTGCACCCGGCGCGGCTTCGTCTTCGTCGTCGTCACCGAAAATATTAGTTAAATCACTAACCGCACTAAACGCGTCAGCAATACCCGAACCGATATCGCTAAGAATTTCGATTACAGGATCAAGCGCGCCGGATAATAATGCGACTGCGGCGACTGCGGCCATGATCCCCAATACAATAGGATTCGCTGCCATCAAAATATTTATTATACCAAGCATTGCGGCAACACCTTTTAGCGCTAAACTTAACGCCACAAATGCGGCGATACCTTTAAAAATACCCGTAAATGCAATAATAATTTTATCTAAATTAGTAACTATTTTACCTAAAAAATCACCGATAGTACTTGCTATTAATTGCTCGTTTTTATTAATCCACGCGGTCATGCTGTCTATAACATCTTTTAACGGACCACTCTGCAATCCAAATATTTTAACCTTTACCGCATCAATCGCGGAACCTAATAATAACATACTACCGTTAAAGGTATTCATGCGTATATCGGCCATTTTTTTAGCTGAACCTTCTGCATTTTGTAATTCTTCGGTTAATTTTTTAAGTTTTCCGGTTTCGAATAATTCCCCAAGATTTGCCGCCGCTTTTTGTCCGCGTAATCCGACAAGCTCCGCTAAAAATGCAACCTTATCGAAATTACCGCCAACTTTTTTGGACGCAATATTTAATTGCTCTATTACTTTTGCTAACGGTAACATGTCGCCAGTAGCTACATCTTTAAATGAAATTCCTAATTTTTTCATTTTCTTTTGCATACCGACGGTGGGTGCCGCCATTTTAGTTAACATTACATTGAACGCGGAACCGGCGACCGACGCATCTAAACCCACGTCTTGTAATAACGCAATTGCGGCAACGGTTTCTTCGATGGGTACATTTAATTGACGGGCTGTAGATGCTACATTTTTAAGTGATTCACCCAATGAACCGATTGACGAATTAGTACGGGACGACGCTAACGCTAAAATATCCGCAACTCTCGCGGCGTGGTTTGCTTCCAAACCCATGCCTTTTAATGCGTTAGAAACAACGTTCGCGACTTCGGCTATTTCTAAACCTGATGCTGCGGCAGCTGCTAATACTGCTGGAGTTGCGCTTAAAATTTCATTAGCTTTAAAACCGGCGCGCGACATTATTTCCATCGCGTTAGCGGCTTGCGTTGCCGTGAATTTAGTCGTGCGACCTAATTCTAGTGCTAGATTTTCAAGGGGTTTTATTTGATCGCGTGTTTTTAATGCAACCGCTCCGACGTCCGTTATTGCTTGTTCGAAACCGGCACCTGTATTAATAACATTAGCCATAGCGCCGGAAACTAAACCGATAGATAATACGGCGATTGCTGCGCCTTTTTTCAAACCCTGACCAAACCGACCCACCGCACGATTTAATTTATTAAATCCGCGATTCATATTTCGCGTAAATTTTTGCACACGATTTTGCATTTTAGTAACGGGTGCTGTAACGCGATCTATGGCTTTGAACACCGCTTCAACGCTAAACCGACCCGCCATGATTTACCCCTTAGTATGTTTATGTAGTTCGCTGCGCAAACCATTATAAAAAAATAATATTTGGTGCGCTTTAAGTTTCCGGGCGTCCGGTAAACCCGGATAATCGCGACATATATGTAAAAACATTTCGGTATAAACATTTAAAAATGTATTGTTACCATCGCTTAATTTTTCATCTTCGCCGCGACGTACTAAACAAGTCCGAACTAATCCGTTAAAAGGCCGAAAATACCTTCGCAGATTTTTAAATCAGTACCAACTAAACCGGAAATAATATTCGGGTGTATATTACACATTTCAGCCATTAAAGCGTAACCCTTACGTACTTCTTGACCTTTTTTACTTCTATCCATCGCCATAGTGTTAGCGCCAGAACGTTCGTGAAACGTAATAGGTTCTTTAATTTTTGTCGCTTTTCTATGAGGTGTATATACGGCTTCATCGTTTTCATTAATAACTAAATGACCTTGTTCGATAGCGTTAATAAAACGACGTTGTAATTTTTCGAATGCCGTTTTATCCTCTACATCCATATTGGACGTATCGATATCGATATCCATACCGTCCGCGAATCGTTCAAATTCGGCGTTGGCTGTTTCTGTATCTACTACCTGTTTTTTATCATTCATGATGTTACCCTATTTTAAATTAGTGGTGCTACGCCCTTGACCGAAATCAAGGTAAAGGGATAGGGTGCCCACGTAGCAAAATCCCCTATTTATAAAAATTATTGCTTGGTTAACGTACCGGGTCCCGATAATGTTACGGCGGTCGTTGCATTCTGGCTGCTCGTTTGCATTTCGCCCGTAATTTGTGCTTGACCTTGATAAGTAAAACCGGACACATAGGTAATCGCAATAACGAAAAAATCATTACCGTCTGCCAAGTCTTGTAAGAACTCTTGATCGCCTTTGTTATCATCTGTATCAAGCGTTAAACCATCAAGCAATAACGGTACGCGCGTTTTAATTATCCGCGCACCACCATCGCCATTTGCGGCGACTTCGTTTTCCCAACCACCTAATTTACGTTGTGATTCGGCATCCGATGCGACCGCAAATTCGCGACCAGCAAGGTTTACACTTTCAATAGAACCGCCTACTGACATATCGTTCTCCTAAAAAAAATTAATAAATAATTACGCTAATAAAGTAGACGTACCGAAATTAAAACCGAAGTCTAAATCTATCGATTTAATATTCGTGTTGCCTGATAATTTAACAGGTACAACCATGTTTAAACGTTTAGGGTTAGTCCCGTCAATTTCCGCAACTATATCAGGAATCGTGGATTTAGCATCCGCAAGTATTGCATTTAAACCTAAATTAGTAACAATTGCCGCCGCTGCTGCAACCGCTGTTTTAGGTTTTTTAGCATCAGGGTTAATAGTTGCGTCGTCGTCCGCAATTAACGGTGCGCCATCCCATTTATCGGAAGCGAACTCTAAATCCAGATTGAAAATAATATTTTGTAATTTAACGATGTCAACAACAAAACGATAAGCCGGTAGCGGGTCGCCGTCTGGGTGATACATTGTAACCACATCGGAAACGTTTATAACGCCGTCTTTAACTTCAATTGTTGAACTACCCGCCTTAACTGCGGCGTCACGTTCTACGTAGTTCCATTGATCGCCGTCGGCACCCGGTACTAATCCGGCAGCGTCTTGACTACCGTAGTCATGCGCCGGGTTATTGTTTGCAAGTTTAACGATACGTGCTAATTCGCGCGCGGCGATTACAAACGGTAAATTATTCGAACCGGGTGCGACTAACTGACTATTAACTTTGTCAGTTTTACGCGCATCAGTTACCGCCGTCGCAAGTGCGACCGTGGCAAGATTACTACCCGTAAATGTGATTAAAGGCTTACGTACTAACGCACCCCAACGACCGTCGCCGAATGTTTGATATTTATTAAGCGTTGCGGTATCGGCGATATCCATGCAATTTAATAACATTGATTCCCACACGTTACCAATTTGATTTAATGCGTCGTCAACGTCCGGGTTAACCAGACCACCGGTGTGTTGTGTAATTACAAACGAATTACCGGAAGTAGTCGAACCGATAATCTCGATAACGATATCGTTCGCGCTTGTGCCTTTCCATTTAGACGCGGTTGTAACGAGGGTTGTACCATCGGATGCAATAATTGGCATATTTAAATTAGCATTAATCGCATCTGTAATTTGTGTAACAACACTCGCAACGGTAGCGCCCGTTTCAGGTATTACAAACGCTTCCGAGTCAATTTCGTTAACTCGAACAATATAACTCGCCGCCTCGGTAGGTGCGACCGTTGGTGTAATGTCGCCATCGGAAACAACACCCGCACCGTCGTCGTCAAGTGGATAAATCGTTAAAGGAATAGTACCGATACCGTCGCCGTTATCGGGTAATAATTGGCGCGCAGCTAAATGTACTGGCGAACCAAAACCATAAGTTTGAGCGACTTCTAACGCACTAAAAACGATCTTTTTAGTTGTTGCATAAACCGAAGCCGTTGAACCTTGTCCGATTAACGCTACACGTTGCGGTAAAAATACGGTCGCACCACCTCGTAAATCTTTAAAATTTGTTTTAATACCAAGAACGCGAGCAACCGCGCTTACGTCTATTGCTGTGCTAATACCCATGCTAGTTACTCCTAAGTTATTGGATAAGTATAATCTGCTTCTGCTAATACGGCACCATCTTCGGCCCGTTTAATGTCAATCGATACAAGTTCTAATGTTTCACCCTGCACCTGTGGACTAAATTCGTTATATGATACGTTAAGCACTAATCGCGCACCTACTATTTTTTGTACAGATTGTGTATCTATTGCCGGTTGAAATGTTGTAATAGCTTGCGGGAATCTATCCCATGCCGTACCGCGCGGTAATTGTAAATAAAGATTTTCAGCCGCCATTAAAATATTTCTAACTAATCGTATCGCGCGTTGTACATTTTTTGCGGCAAGTTCGTCACCCGGTAAATGACCGGTGCCGTCTGCTTCACTTACGCCAAAACCGATACAATCAATATTAAAAACACCCGTACCTTTTTGTCGTTCTATTAAATTACTTGCTTTTTTGTCAAAATTTTCGCTTTCAAACCACACGTTTGCAATTGGCGTAACGACTGTGGATTTATTTAAGAATTGTTCCCACGGGTTCGACCGTTCTGTATATATTTTTAAGTTCCATAATTCAGGGTCTTCTGCGGCGGCGGTTGCTAATGCCATTTGGTTAGCAACTTCGCTCGCTAAAATAAGTGCAATTTGATCTCGTATGATTTCGAATGAATCCTGTTTATCAATTAATTCGAGTGCCATTACGCGACCTTATAAAATTCTAATAAACAAATTAACATACCTAACGCACGGTCGGGGTTAGATTTTGATACTTTAAAAACTTGTGCAACGCCGTTAATATCATTAAATGTAATTAACCACGGTTTCGATGTACTATCCGGGATACCTTCGGGTAATGTTAACCCGGCGTCTAGTAAATCTTGTATATTTAATGCGGCGGTTGCGATACGTCCGCTAATGGCTATACCTGTTTCCGGGTCAACAACTAAACTAATATCGTTAGAAAACCCGGTAAAATCTGTATTCGTACCGGTGGGGTCGGTGATGGTAATAGAATAGCCGAAACCGAACATACTATCGTTTAAAATAGTACGATTATCGGCGGCGGCTATGTCTCTTAATCCCACTATTCGGCCTTAACTTTTAATTACGGTGCCGTTTTTAACGTGGCGTTTCAAACCGTCTTCACCGTCTGGTAAGTACTTAGCTTTAACTTCGTCACCTTCGGCTAAAACACCTTTTAAGCATGTCATGGTAACGTTACCGGATGCCATGTAGTAAGGCGGTTTTTCCTGTGCGTCGGCTTCTGCCTGTGCGTCGGCTTCTGCCTGTGCGTCGGCTTCGGCCTGTGCGTCGGCTTCGGTATCGTCCGTTGTATTGGGCGCGGGTGCTCGCGTCTTCAAACCCTTTAACGTTTCCGCTAATTGGTTATTATTTAAACCATCCGTTACGGGTACATCAACACCTTTTGCTTTCGCTTCGGCTTCGATACCTGCGATTAAATTTTTATTACTAGGCATGCTACTAAACCCCTATATTTATTTATTCTAAAAAAAAGAAAACCGGGGAAGTTTCCGACCCCAGTTACTTTACGTTATGGTTGTGTATTTAAGCAACCGTAGGTATCAATAGCCGTGGGTATTAACAACGCACGTACACCGACGCCGCCGAACAATTGTTCACCATCATTCGACAACCATGTATTGGTAAACAAATCCATGCTACCGCCTTCGTTAGTGATACGTCCGGGTAATTCAGGTAACAAGTTTGTAGCCTGTACACCCATTTCACGACCGATATTCGGAATAGACCCGAACGTCGCATCTAAACGACCCGTACTATCACGCACGATAACGTTATCTTTATCGATAAACGGAGTTTTAACGCCTGTTTGTGGATGGTTATAACGTCCGCCATATGTCCACATCTGGTAACGATAATTACTGATTTCAACCCAACCGCGATACGTACCACCATCACCGCGACGTTTCATTGGCTGAACCGCACCCGTATCCATACGACGATTATTTAATAACGCTTGTACGGTTGAATCCGAGATAAAGTTATTAAACGCATCTACGCCGAAAATCAATTCGTCGGGATCACCTAGACCATCATTTCGAATAATTTCGGCAAGCGCGCTAATATCAACAAGCGGTACGGAAGTTGCGCCACCCCATGCAATACTCGCATTAGGAAAATGCGTAGCTTTCGGTTGGAAATCCAACGTATAAAGCGCGGTACCGTTGTCGTCGATTAACGTTAATACGCCAGTTTGTAAAATCTGCGACGCTTGTAATTCCAGTGAACGACGGATTTTATTTTCAACCTTAACCATGCCCTTAAACATACGGTCGATAATATTCATTCGAAAATCGGGATTTTCGAATGGATTAGAACCGGCATTACGTTTAAGAAGGTCAAACGAATTAATCGTAATCGATTCTTTATTAATCGGCGGTTTAAAACTTTTGTTCGTATACGCGTCGGACGTATTTAAACGATACCCGGTTGATAAATCTTGAATTACGATGCTAATTTCTTCATCGCTACGTTCGATGTCGATTTCGACTTCTTCGGTACTATGGAAATTTTCAGGCGGGCTTTGAAACATGCCCGATAAAAATAGCGTAGTACCCGCTTTTTGTAGGTAGGCGCTAATCATGCGTCTGGTAGTTGATCCACTCATTTTAATTACTCCCGTAATCAGTTAATAGATATCAGTATTTACTACTGATTATCGAGGATTGAAAGGTCTTGAGCGGATAAGGTTTCGATACCATAGTCGCGCAATTGATCCATTACAGCGTTATCAATATTACTATTGTCGCCGTCTGCATCAATAATCAGACGATTAAAATTAACTTTACCCGTTTGTAAAGCACGTATAGCAGAATCGCCCGCGCCGGTAGAAACTACCTCGTAGGTTAGCACCGCTTTAGGGATACCGTTTTCATTAGTGATACCGCCTTTAGCGAAAAGCACCAGTTTAAGCGATACCGAATCGCGCGCGAGGATAGTACCTTCGGCTATTGTATCAGCACCGGCAAGCGTTAATAGCTCGTCGTGATCCGCAACACCTTCGATAACAACGTTACCTAAATCCACATTGGTTGTAGTTATATTAGCCATGACTATTTAACCTCCATTCCGTATTTAGCTTCTAAACCGGCGGCGATTTTTTCCGCGTCTGTATCTGCGGTTTCTGCTTCGGCGTTAGCGTTATCGGCTGCGGCACCCGCGTCGTCGTCGTCACCGGATGCGGCAGTAATGTCGGCGCGATTTGCAGTAGCCGATAAATATGTCGCGGTCATTACACCGGTCATTTCTGAACCTTCTTGACACGCTTTAATAGCCGTATCCATATCACCCGATGATTTACCCATAATTAAATGAGAATTGACGCGGTCGCGTTCCTGTGTTACGCCTTGCGTAACGCCTTGTGTAACGCCTTCACTTACCGCCGCGCTATACGCTTCGGGGTGTTCGGCTTTAAGTTGTGCTAAGTTCATAACTTTTACCTTTTGATTGTCCCCGCCAATAGCGGCGGCTTGAGGGTTGGTATTCGAAACAGATTGTAACGGTCGCGCCGCTATACTGTCAATCATACCGCGTTTTAATGCTTCCCCGGCAAGTAATACACCACCTTGACCGAAATTAGCATTAATATCGTCCGTCGTACCGCCTCGCCCATCGGCTATAGCGGCGACGAATAATTCGTGCATTGCGTCGAGTTGTTCGACGATCATTGCTTTACCTTCTTCGGTACGAACGTCCGGCGCTTTTCGCGGTGCGTTCGTACTTGTAATATCGATTCTATTGTTATCAATTTTAGCCGACATAACTATCCCGATACTACCGAACCGGGTAGCGTCGTTCGATGAAACAATCGTGTCGGCTTGACTTGCGATAGCATACGCGGCGGACGCGACTAAATTAATACCGATAGCTTTAACCGGTTTACGTATAGCTTTTAACGTGTCTAATAAATCGAATAGGCCGTCAATGTGACCGCCGGGGGAATCAATTACTAATGTGATATCGGCAATGTTTGGGTTTTCGTTTGCTTCTTTTAACGCGCTTATAATATCCGGGTACGTGGTGTTACCACCGCCGAATAACATCGCTAAAAAACTAGGCTCTTTCGTTAAGACGCCTTTAATAGATATTTCGGCGCTAGTACCTGCCATTGTAAGAACGCTTGACCCACCTTCGGATAATGCCGAAATTTGCATCGCTTGAAACTGTGCTTGTTGCTCGGCGGATGGTGAAGCGCCCGCAATAATAGCCGCTTGCATTGCGTCCCTGACACTAGATTCTAATAGCCACATGGTCGAACCTCTTTTATAATTAGTTGCATAGTAACCTTTACTTTTAAATATATCAATTATTAACCTAATTGCGGTTCGTACCAGAATAAAACAACGCTATAGTCTATATCCTGATTTGTATTATTTGTTAATCCAAAAGAATAAATTGTATTAGGTTTTAATATCCATTCACCGCCTGTAATAATATCTAAACCGTTACCGCCTTTTTGTGAGGTAGAGGGTATCAATGAAGATCCTATCGGGTCGCCCACGTCTGTAATAACAGGATCTAAATATATAGCCATCGTGGGTGTTTTATCGCTAGTTCTGTTATTATTACCAACACCCATAATTGAGCCGTTGTCAGAAACTACAACATTTTCAAAATATGAGGCTGTACATGGTGCGGTTGTTGTCTGCAAATTAAACGACCTTAAATGTACGGCGTTATTACCCACTACCATTAAATGCGTAGATGTTGCGCTACTAGCAAGCCCTGCATGCACATTGGCATGGGTAAACCCGTTACCTTGATGGATTTGGTGGTGTTGATGCGTTATCGTCGGAATTGAACCATCGTCAGACTCATAAGGATTACCATACCCGTCGCGTAAAGCAACATCTATCGCGTTATTTGTTGTCGCGATATTAGTTTCGAAATTGTCAGTAATACCTAATAACGCTTTTGCTCTATCGTAAAAATTAAATGGCATCGACTTTATCTTCGACCATCGCGACCATATTATCGGTGGCATTGTTTAATGCTTCGATTGCGGCATCAGTTTCCGCCGTTCCGAATTCTGCTTGTAATTCTAACAACGGTCGCGCGGCTTCGGCTAGTAATTTGTTTTCGGTTTTAAGTCGTTTTACATTTTTCGTAAATTTAGTACCGGTCGCGTTACGTGCTTCGCGTGCGTGTGTGGTTAAACCTAATTTAATCCACAATTGCGCGCCTTTACCTTGTTTTAACATATCGGTCGAAGGTTTAATCGATCCGTACCAATCAACGCTAGTCCATGCGCCGAATATGTCGTACTCCGAAGGTGTGCGCCATGATTGCAATAAACCCGACGCTTTTATCTTACCGAGTAGCGTTTCGCTTAGTAGCCATTCGATATAAATCGGCGTACAAACTGTTTCGCCAAAATCGGACCATATACGATTAAGGTATATTTTAAATTCATTTATCGCGGCTTGTGACGCACTGTAATTATTTGAAAACGCGAGGCGTAATATTTCCGGGGGTACTTCGTTCGCCCATGCCATAGCTTGTACGATAGCTTCTTCAAATGGAGGGAAGCTTACGTCGGTACCTTGTCCTCCGTGCATTTTCAACGTTTCGCCGACTTGCATTTCGTCGACGGTTACACCGGGTAAATATTGCGCGACGTTTAATGTGCGACTTGTACCGTCGCCGTCGGTGATTGTTGCGGAATCGTTACGAACCGCGCCACCTTGACCCGGTAACGTTCCCATTTTATCGGTGGACTTTTCGACCGACATAGCGATTAACGAATTAATAACCGCTTTACGTTGTGCGCTATCGCGATAACGGTCTAACTCTTTCAACGATTGCATAATTAACGCTAACAACGGTTGACCGCGAACTTCGTCGAGTCGTTTATCCGTTCCGTAAACTAACCACGATAACCGACGCCCTGATTTTTCGCCAAACGCGGGCATACGCTTAAAGTCGCCATCGTCTTGTTTAATCCAATGAGCCGCAACACGACCGTTACGATCAAACTCGACACCGTGTTTAATTACGCTACCTTGTCTTATTTTAGCTTTATTCGCTAACGGTGTTTGTACTTTACTACCGTTTATTAATTGTATCATCGGTAATTTAGTTGTAGGCGATCGACGTATTACGATTAATATATCGCCGCTTACTAACGCTTCGCGTCGTATGGTGCGTTGTAAATCACCGAATGTAGATTCACGCTTCCAATCGCATAATTTTGGATTTTTATGCCACACGTTAAAACGATTTTCAACCGTTTCGGTCCAATCAGTTAAACTATCTTCGGCGACGCCGATAATCGATTCGTCGGGCATAGATTCGGGCGTTAACCCGGTGTTAATTTCGTTTGTAATAAGGCGACGAATTAAGCCGCGAGCATATAAATTTTCGTTGAATAATTGCGACGACCGTGCGCGTAACGTCCAATAATCAACCGTTTGAATTTGTGTTAAACCGAAACCGCCGAAAAATTTACCGCCGTCGTATAGTGAATTTTGAAAACCTGATTGTGTAAACTGCCCGGCGTGTGCTGATAAATTACGAAGGTCTACCGCGTCTAAATTCCCGTCGGTAATGAGTGATGGTAACGCGTCCGGGATAGAACTACCGCCGATTGCTTGCGAAATTTTAGACCGTAAATTTTCGTTTACCATGCGGGACGCCCTATAGATGCCGCGCCGTTTTTACGCGCGCATAATGTGGATAATTGATTATATAAACTTTGCACGGTTTTCGTAATCATATCTAAATCGGCACGGGTTACGGTTTGTATACTTTGCCCTGTATCGAGTTTATACGACTGCATGTTACCATCCGTAGCAAACGCAAGTTGCGCCGCTTCATACGCCACGATAGCGGCTTCCGTTGCGGTTATACGTGCTTCTAAAAAAGTGTCGTTAATCGCCATTTATAGCGCCCGTGGATTGTAAAATATAACTTAGTATATCTATTTAATCGGAATAGTAAAGTTTATCGGCTTCGACGTAGTCCCAAAACTTCGACCACTCTATCGTGGATAGTTCGAAATGCTCTATACATATCGTGTACGCTAGTATTTCTACGGCGGCGTGTCCGTATACCAATAAATCCCACAACTCATTGCGAGCGTTACCCGGACGATACCAGAAATACGACGTTACGCCGGTTTGTGGGTCCTTTTTCTCGCGACGACTTTCGACTGTCAATTCTTTTAATTGTTTATCAGTAATATCGACCGGGGCGTTAAAATGGTACGTTGGTTGCTCGCCCGCGCCTTCTACCCAATCACGACGCAACACCGACGACAAACGATCCTTGTAATGATCGACGACAATTTTGTAACCGGTGGTCCCGGATTGCGTTTCGAATTTTGCAAACTCTTTTATCGTTTGATTTTTACCGGGGCGGTCGCGACCCAATATCGGATAAACACCCGACGCGTAAACGCTACAAAAAGTTGTAACCGTATCGTTAGCGTAACCGGCATCGACTAACGTTAATATAATTTTATATTTTTTTCCGTCGTCGGCGGTGTAGATTGTTTCTTCGATTAACTTTTGAAGTCGACCCCATACAGGCGATGTTAATTCGCTACAATCGTCCTCGTCGCCGGTAACTTCAAACCGCCAATAATCGATAACATAACAACGCATGTCGCGGGTCCAACCCATAACGGAAACCGCTAAATTATTTTTATGTACATCGACTTGACATGTTAAAAATAAAATAACGGACCCGGAATATTTTGCCGCGTAAGTGTTCGGTATTTCACCTAAACGATAAACCGTTCGACGGTGTGCGGATACTTGTTCGAATCGAACTTTAGTTCCTTTAACTTCAAACGGTTCCGCTAAAATATTATTATAAAAAACTTGATACTTGCCAATGTCTTTTACTTTTTTAGCAACCGGGTCGAAACCTTTTAAATATGCGCTTACACATTTGTACCACGGTTGCATACCTATCGGCGAATACATTGCCGGTAAATGATACGAACGGATATTCGGTTCGGCGGGTCGCGCAGTTGGTTCCCATTTTGCACCACCGTCGGGACTGAATAATAATTCTTTATCGTGTTCGTAATGTGGTTCGCCGCAATTTTGACAAAGATATCTAACCGATTCTAAATTTAATACGCCGTCGTCCATATCCCATTTAAAGCCGCCAAGTATTCCGGTTTTTTTATCTTTAGTTTCCCACCGTAACGCTTGTGGAAACCCACACGATTTACAATTAACCATGTAATGACGTTGGTCGCCGCGTAAGTATGCCGATTGTATTTTTGAATTATTTAAAATTAATGGAGTGGACCCGCGAAATATTTTTCGTCGTTCCCAATACGCCGAACAACGGTCGTCGCTTAGTGCGTCAGGGTCGCCGTCTTTACCTACGGTATCTTGCCACGCGTCGAGTTCATCTTTTAACATAACCATGATAGAAAACATACGCATTTTGTCGGCGGTCTTCGCACCGAACGGAACCATATATCCGCCGCCTTCCCATTGTAAATGGTCTTTTGTTTTACCAGTTTTACGCGAGTTACCTTCGTCGCTTGATCTAATAATATCGGCGAACCCGGATTGATTTAACATAGGGATAATACTATTTTCAACGCGGGCGATTGCGAGTTCTTTATCGGCGGTTAAAAACATTAACGGTACGGTTTTTATATGCGCCATAAAATATAACATGACGGATTCGAGTAACGTTGTATAAGTTATTTGTACGCCTTTTTTTACATTGACTTCGCGCACCGGGGAATTTACGTCGGCACAATCCACAATCTCGCGCATGAACGGGTTAACATCGTAACGAAGGTAACCGGGGATACTGGTAACGGATTCCGGGAGATATCTATTTTCTTCGTTAAACGTCGAGGGTAAAACATGGGTAATTAAATCGGTTAGTTCGTCGACTTCGTCCGCTAACCAATCCGCGCCTATGTTATCTATTTCGGGCATTTAATTTAATCCCACGGGGACCAATCGTTTTTGTCGTCGTAACTTTTTTCAACAACGGCTAACGATTGAATAATAACAGACGATAAATGTATTAAATCTCGTTTATCGTTATGGTTTATTTCGTCCCTAAATTCGCCTTTAAAACAGGTTGTGAAAATATCAGTTTTAACAATTCTATTAACGCCGTTATTTTCACCGCAACAAAAAAAAGATGTTTTATCATCCGATATAATGTTAGCAAGCGATATACAATTAGTTAAACCTCTAGGACAATCATGTGGAATATTCATTTAATTTAACTTACTTTTTGCCGCGTCTTGATTTGCTTTAGCGATTAAAGGTTGTAATTTTTTAATGTCTTCGAATTCAACTTTTAGCGTTATGGCATCTTTTGTTATACCGGGGTGTTGTGTATATTTATAATTGTTATCGTTTAACATTTTTTCAAATATTGGAAGTTTCCAACTATCTAATACTATACCTGCGGATTCCATAATTTATACCTTTATGCGTTTTTTCAACGCTCTGTTAATTTTCGCTTTAGCCGGGCGGATAAAACTACTAATTTGATCGGCGACAAATGTTTCGCAATCGGCAACGGATCGACCCGCGCCATTCATTGCACAAACCCGGCGCGCGATTGTCTTCGCACCATCCGTTAGCAATTTATTAAACGCGGTGTCGAACGGTTCAATAACACCGAGTTTAACTAAATCCCGGTTAACGAGTTCGCCGCGTGTTTGTGCATTTTTTAAACGCTTTTCGTTTATGTCCTCGATTGATTTTGTAGCCTTTAGCCAATCCAGAAACGCGGTTTTAGTTCCGAACCGTTGCAATATTTCCCGGAGGGTCATATCGACGAAGTCGTCGAGGTCTTCGGGTATATCGTGAACCATACTACCGCTTTCGATTTCTTCTTTTAGTTCTGATAACGATTCAGCCTCTTTTTTATTCTTAGCGGCGTTGTGACCCTTGACCACATGGGCGGATTTTTTCTTCGGTGTGGCTGGTGATTTTGTACCGTCAATATCAACACCGGCGAGTACCATCATATCGGCGATACGCTTCGCCCTGTTGTACCCAACACGTAATTTACGTTGCAATGCTGATATAGATATCTTTTTCTTCGATTGACAATACTCTACGGCGTACTCGTATAACGGATCAATACCGGTCGCGGGTTCGGTGGTCATAGCGTCGGCTTTGTCTTTTATATATTTAACCGCTTTCGCGTGGTTAACGTCGATGCGTTTACCGACCATTGTGTTTTTAAGTTGTGTTTTTAACAATTTAGTTATAGCGCCATTAGTAACACCCGCGATACGTGCAAACTCTGCTTTAGATACTAATCGATTAGTCACGACGCGAACGCCTATTCCGTTTACGGAATATTTTAGCTCTTAACTTATCGTCTAATTGCCATTGTTTAAATGATTCTATATTTTTGATCGTATCGTCCCAAACACCATTAAAACATACTGCGCGGTCGTCAATGTAAATATGCGCCGTAGGTTTATCTTTAACCACTTCGAACGGTATATCATATTTTTTTAAATATGATTTTATTGCTTCAAACCCTTCGTTCGTATCACACCTCGACGAATGTATTACAACGTTAAAACATTGCGATAACTTATTAAGTGCATCAACAGTACCGGGAACCGGATCGCCGCGTAAAATACTCGTACCAAAATATTTAAAGTTTGGATATATAACACCATCAAAATCTATACATATTTTTTTTTTTCATAAACAACCCTGTAACGCTCTATAACGCCGATAGCGGATACCTATTTAACCCTTACCGCTGGTATCTACTTTCTTGACTATGGGAGTAGTGTAGCTCTCAACCACTCTCAAGGTCAAGCATAGGTCAAACATCAAAAATTGCGCGAGGTGGGCGCTGCCGAATCAAAAC